TTATTTTCTGGTATTGAGAGGAATACCATTAGACTTGCCATCTTTAAAGAAAGAATTCCACTGCTGAGAAGCCCAATCGGCAACACCGCCAGCAGCATCAGAAATCATATTTGTAACATCTTTCGCCGCAGCAGTAACTTGAGAGCTACCATAACGAGCATTTTGAGTATCCTGATGAATTTTTCCGATTTCTGCATAAACCTTTTTCTCCAATGCCATAACCTGGGAGTTAGTTAAGTGTTGACCAGTCTCCTGAGCACGAGTAAGGGCCATTCTCATAATTTCATGGGTGGCCTGTTTAGCCGTAAGGTCAGTGTTGGCAAGGATGGACTCAACACGCGCTTGCGACTCACGCTGATTGTACTGAAGCATCTCATTCTGAGCATAAACAGAATCCTTCGTATTTTGACGAGAAGTAGCGGACTGAATACCTGCAATCTGCAAATTATTCTGCATCTGCATCTTCGCAATATCTTTCTGGTTGTCCAACTGCATCCGCATCAATTCTTTCTGTTGGTCCTGACTGGAAGATTCCAAGCCGGCGCCGGAAGCACCAGCTCCAGCACGCTCCCATGCGTTGAGCTCAGGGAAGGCCGCAGCCAAGTAATCACGGGTTGCTTGTCCTTGTTTCTTCGCATTATTGCCACCTAACTTATCAATCAAAGCCTGCTTAACGCGGTCACTACCAGCAGTCATAACACCATCAAGCAAATCTTTACCAGCATTCTTAATCATATTGCCAGCATCAGACATAACGCCACCTGTAGTAGTAGGAGCAGGAATCTGACCATTTGGGACATTTGAACCCTGAATAGCAGACTGAATACCGGCATCTTGGTCCATACCAATAACACCTTGACCGTTAGATAGACCAGCGGACTCTGTAGCGGCTTGAGGGGCAGACTTGCCACCAAATAACTTAGAGGCGGCTCCACCGGCTAAGGCTGAAGCAATACCACCTACAACGGCACCTAACATAGCTGAAAGTCTCCTTTGGGCTTAGCAGGAGGGAAGGCGGCTAACGCCTTCCACGTTCCTAGTTTATCGGGTATCTCCGTACGGCTCGGTCCGCCCTACACTGGGCAGGCATATAACCGGGAGTGCGGCGGCCTTTTATTTAAGAGGCTGCAAAGCTGTAACTTCATGGTCAACCTGAGCCATCGAAATAACACCAGTAACATTACCAGCATTAGCGGCAGCAGAAGACAGGAATAGACCAACAAAGACGTTATTACCTTCAGTGCGAGGCTTAACATCAACAGTAACACAATCACGAACACTAAGCGCGCGCGCAGAGAGGGCGGAGGCCTCAACCGGAATAAAATCAGCCTTAGAAATAGCGAATCGACCAGGCTGAGCAGCACTACTCTCAAAGCGAACAACGCAAGGGACATAATTCGAGTCAACGCTAAAAGACAGTGACGCAGCAACAGAGAAGACCTGCTGAGAATCAGGAGAGTTAGGGTCCATCATCTGAACGAATGCAAAACCATTACCATTGGAAGCTGAATCAATAGAAGAAGCAATGCGGAAGGTAGAACGACCAGCAACAATCTCGCCAGAGTTAACAACCTGCGGGTCAGCAGCAGGAGAGATAGAAAATGCACGATTCATGGAAGTGAACGGAGCAACATGTTTAGCTACATAAACTTGAAACATAATCAAATCCTTAAAGGGGGCCGAAGCCCCACATAATCAAGAAGTCATAATAGAATCACGAGTAGTCGGCATATTACGATAAATGGTGCAGTTAAACTTAGTCTGCATATTCCAGTGAGCAAGTTGCATAGACTGGAAAACCTCATCGTAGTTATCAGTATTAACCAGAACACGCTGCTTAATATCATCAGACGGAATCGCGCTATAGAACGGGAAACCATCAAGATAGTTATAAGGCAGAGCAACACGGTCAGGCTGCATACGATACCACTGACCTTCAGCGATCTTAAACTTAGCACTAGTACTTCCAGAATGGAAGAACTGAGACATATTAACCTCACGCGGAGGCAAGTTAGCCATCAGAGCTGGGTCACAAGCCAAATCAGTATAAGTCAAATCTTCCTTACCAACTAAGTAATGCATCTCCATCTCATGGGTCGGCGGGAAGCGGACCAATGCGAGTGTAAACATAGTGCCATGCTCAGGACAGAAGAATCGCGGTACTGAATGCTTAAACGTCTGCTGGACACGACCGGAGAACTGACCGAGAGAGCTTTGGTCGGTGCCGTCGACGTCATAGCCTGAAGCCCAAAACTCAGAGTGCATAACCAGAAGAGGACGATTATCCGCGTCATAAGACGTGCTACCTCCAAATTCGTTAACGATATCACGATAACGAGTCATAAAGTAATCACGCTCCTGCTCAGTATGCAATTGAGCATAAGCAGCCTGTAAACCCATAATATCAATGGAGTTAGTCTCGGTCTCCATAGAATGAGAGGTCTCGGTATCCGGCGGCAGAGGGGCAGTCCAGATAGTCTTCAGGTTACATGCGCGAACACCAAAACGAACATCTTCACCTTCCATATTGGACGGATTGGCATAAGTCAAATCATCCATCCACGGAGCTTTAAAATAGTTGTTATAAATATTCAGGTAACCTTGATGAAGAAACTTAGGAACCTTCAGGTTACTAGACGGAATGGTAGCAAGATACTGAGCACTATCCCAACCGCGAGAGCACTGAACAGGGGCCAAAGGAGCAGCATCAACACCTTGCTTCATAAACTCAATCCACTGCTCACCATATACATGACGATGAGGAACATAAAACGTGAACAGGTCAACGCGAGAGTCAACAGCAAGGCCACGACGAAGCGGAGAAAGGCGAATAGCGCCAATCATATCAAGCTCAAAAGAATCACCTGCAACAACAGGAGTCCAAGAAACAACCTTTAAACGACCAATTTTGCCTGCATCAAAAACCAGATGAGAGAGGTCGTGAGGAATACGTTCAGCGGAAGTTTGCACGTTTGACATTTAAGAATCCTTATAGGGGCCGAAGCCCCATTAATTAAAATTGAGAACCGCCTACATACCAGAGGCGAGCACCTTTCTTACGAGAAGGAGAACGACGAGCTTTTTTCATATTACATAACTCCACTTGCACGCAGTTTCTGACGAGCATTATCCTCAGCGCTTAAAACCGTCTCTTTGAATCCGGCCTTAACACGCAAGGTATACGCGAAGAGCTCAGCGGCTTTAACCGGACGCTCGACGCCATTAACAATATTTTCTGTAAACTCCGCGCCTTCCATGATGAGGCAGGCCGTCTGAATGTTAACGGGATGAACATAATAAGCAATGACGGCAGCAATAAACTCAACAGGAGCAGGAAAGCGAGGATACCCGACAAAGTCCAGTGTCCCATAAACGCAAGCCTCTACACAACGACGCGCGCGGTTGCGGTCGGTAGCAATCCAAATTTTATCACCAGTCAGAAAATCAAAATCCTCTTCGGTAATATCCAAAACGGCTGAAGCCTGAAGCATCTTCAGAGCAGCAACAGAAGTAGCAAAATTAACATCGGTAGCAACGAGATTAGACATAACATACTCCTAACATTTATGGGTAAAAACCTTTGAAACAACTCAAATGTAATTACGTTTTTTCAGGTCGTCAAGCAATTTTTTATGATTGCCTTTCCATTGTTCAATTTCAAACCACTGACGAAGAAGATTACCAAAAGCGTTAAGCCACTTTTCATCATCATTCGTAAAGTCAGCCTTTGTAAGAAACATCAGCTGCTTCGTCAAAGTAGCGCGATAACTTGCATAATAACGAGTTGAGCTCAGCATGAATCTTCTCCTGAGAAAAATCCGGGTCACTTACCGCCGAAAGTTTGAGTCGCTTTAGCTCGCAAATCAGAAGGCGTAATTCCTGCATCAATAATGTATTGACGTGCTTCATTAGAAATATCCCCATTTTTTAAGGTGACCGTCATTGAAGCGATAGAACTCTGCCAATTGAACTCGGGTGTCTTTTTCATCAAACGACGGATATTTTTCAACATACTTCTCACTTCCGGGCGCACATCCAAAATGACGTGTAAAGGCAGCGCGCCGATGTTCAAGGTCAATTGCTTTTTGGCGTTCTCTTTCACTATCTGATACAGAGGGCTGGAATCGAAGCTGATTCGACTCAGTTCCAGAAGTACCTTGTTGCTGAGATGCGCCATCGACGGCAACTCCATTCCGAGCTTCCGGCTGCTGCGAACTCTGAATTCCTTTTTCAGACATATTGCCATAAGTGGATTCTTGCATTTCTTTTGTCTCTCGGTAATAGCTTTCTGACGCTGGTCAGACTGCTTAGCCACATACTTGGTCACATACCATGCGACCGCCTGATAAGGCTTACTCTGCATTGCTTTTCCTGATTTGTCAACATGCCACAGCCAACCTTTGCGAGAATAAGCATCATGTTGATAGCGTACAGCTATCGGTTGCGTGAAGCCATAAGGCCACATGCCACGGAACGAGTTAATCTGGCGATAATTACGTACCTTGCGACCGAAATTAGGGTCGTGACTTCCCAAAGGAAGAGTCCGCACCATATGCACAACGTGCCAATGAAGACGGCCATGCTGACCTCCAAACTCCGGCACACAAAGATAGCGATAGCAGTCGTTGTAGGAATCCTTAACCGAGCGGCCTTCAGCGCGCAGAACAGCTCGACCAACAGTCCTGAAATAATCACGAAGAGCATTTGGGTTTTCATTAAAAGCCTGCAAACGGTCATCGGCAAGGGTCAACGTATCAAATACGAAGAACCAGCCTTTCTGGTGAGCAATACGCATCTCATTAATTACTTTCTGAGTCATGCGATTTTTGCGTGTCTTTTCCTGCATTTTCTCCATGTACTTGGCAACCTCATCCTTAAAGGATAAAGGCTTAACCATATCAAGCTCCTGACGAATCAACTTCTCAGGCCACTGGGCAACATACTTGGTCCAAAGAGAATTCAATGTTTTACCGTAGCGAACACCGGGGCAAATCATCTCAAAGAGGAAAACACATTCGGAGTCCAAAGGAGTACGGTGGTCTATAGTGTTACTATTATCAAGTTGGGCAGCACACTTCCGAACCAGCGCCATATGGTCCTCCAAGAGACCAGTTTGAGATTCATAAAGAGCATAAGTCTCATCATCCAGATGAGTCTCTTCAGAGAGGCGCTTTTCCAGCTGGTAAACCAAATCAGAAAGAAGACGACTACGGTTATCAACCTGCACAGCCATACGAAGATGAGAATGCTTAGCCGTAGCGTGCGACCAAACAGACTTAACAACATCAGAGAAGATTTCAGTAGCCATGCGAAAAAGCCCTCGTAGTGAAACTATGAGGGCAATATAGAGGGTATTTTAAAGGCCTGTCAAGAATTAATATAAGTTGGGCGATTTTTTAACCAATCCAAAAGTGCAAAATGCTCCTCATCAGTAAGAAAGCGACGCTCATAACGAGGGTCAGAAACACGACTACGAGTGATGTGCAAAATCCTTGTATCAGGGCAGTAAGCATAATGTTCATCTACCAAACTAAAATATTTCACGGAAACCTCCGAATCAAACGGGCAATTCCATACAGCATAAGAGCAACAACAGCCAGAGCAATAAGTTTTCCGATAACAGTTTCCATAATTTACTCCGCAATTTCATAAAGCCAATCCATATCATCAATATCAACAGAAGGATCTTCCTCAGAACGGATAACATGAGGGATTTCAATATAGTTAACGAGGCCTTTTATAACATCAGGCTCAAACTCGTCATATTCCTCATGCTCATAATCAAACCAAGTGAGGGAGCCATAAGTAACATCAATCTCAGCAATAACAACGTCAAAGCAATTTTTAGGGTTAGCAATAAGCTGTTGGCGAGGGGATAAATCGCGAACAGCACGAACCTTAATAAGACGACCATGATGAAGGTGTTCGTAACGGATATAAACAGGACACTTAAACAACCAAGAACCGAGAACCGGATGGGTTAAGCGATGTGCGGGTTTCATAAGCAAAGACTCCTGCGTCATTTCGCTGAAGCAAGAGTCTCATAAGGATTTAGGGAATGTCAACAA